TCAGAGTCAGAAAGAAAGATTCCCCCCCGTAGCCCCCCCGTGGGGGGGGCGCGGCGCGCTAACGGATCGAAACCTTTCCGTAGCGGCGCACTCGAACTCATCCGCCGGGAAGGGCTCGAGTATGCCCACTGATCCCAACCTCGTCCGAAAATGGCTCAAAATGCTCGGCGCGCTGAACGACGCCGCCATGGGCACCGAGGAGTTCGAGATGCGCCTGGCCGTGCTGGCGCCAGCCCTCGCCGCTGAATTTCCGCCCGATGTCTTCACGCCCGACACAGCTCGCGGCGTCGCTCGCAAGTCCCGGTATTTCCCGGTGTTCGGCGAAATCTGCGCCTTCCTCGAACCGATCGCGCAGCAGTTCCGCGAGCGGCGGCGCTACCTCGCGCTGCCAGCGCCGCGGCAGGAACATCCCGAGCCCTACGAACTGCCGCCGGCCCCGGAATGGTGCTTCGATCGCCGGCCGCGCCACTTCGGACGCCCGGAACTCGACGAGCTGGCGATCCAGCCACCGCTTCGCTCGGTCCAGCAGCAACTCGCGATCCTACACGCCAGCGAGAAGGTGGACGCATGACCCACTTCCTCCGCTGGCTCCGATGGCGCTGCTACCGCATGCGCAGGTCACAGTTACGATGAGCGACGGCTCCTCTCAGGGCAACGAGCGATCACTGGCAAACCTGCGGCCGTGGCGGGCCGGCGTTTCCGGCAACCCAGGCGGTCGCCCAAAAGGCATCGAAGCACTCGCTCGCGAACACACCCCTGCCGCCATTGCCGCGCTCGTAGCCGCGCTTTCGGAGCCTCGCGAGCGTGTCGCCGCCGCGGTGGCACTGCTCGATCGTGGATGGGGCAAGCCAGCGCAGACAGTTACCGATGCAACTACTGGCGAGAAGATCACGTTCCTGCACCTCACCGCGATGCGCGCGTTCAGCGACGAACTTGCGGCATCGCGCACCATCGACGGCAATGCCGTTCCACGTGAAACTACAAGCGACAATACGAACGTATCTACGCGCAACCTGATGGAGCCGGCAACGGAGTGAATGGCTATGGACGCCAACGAAATACGTCGACACTGCGACAATGCAGTAGCTGACGCCCTGGTGCGGATTAAGGATGCGCTTAATGGCGGAGATGCGCTCGGCGGCGCGGTGCTATCGCGCACTGAGGTCGCCGACATTACGCAGGCACTGCGTGATCTGGTCGAGTCGCTGGTGGAACCGGTGGAGGGATAAGGGCCACATGCTCACCCTCGCGCATCCTGACGAGGCGTTCGACTGGGGCGAGGCGATCGGCGCGTCCACCAATCCGTTCACCACCGCCGCAGCCCGCTATGGCCGCGCACCCGTGGCGTTCGTGCGCGAGGTGCTCAAGGCCGAGCCCGACGCGTGGCAGCTGCAGGCACTGCGCGCGCTCGGCAACGGCCACACCCGCATCAGCATCCGCAGCGGCCATGGCACCGGCAAGAGCGCGTTCGCGGCGTGGGCGCTGGTGTGGTTTATGAACACGCGCGCACCGTTCAAGGCTGTAGCGACGGCGCCGACATCGCCGCAGCTATTCGACGTGCTGTGGCCCGAGTTGCTCAAGTGGCACAAGACGCTGCCGCAAGCGTGGCAGCAACTGTGGGACCTGACATCGGATCACCTGAAGCTCAAGGCCGATCCCGAGAGCTTCGTCACCGCACGCACCAGCAGGCCCGAGACGCCCGAGAGCATGCAGGGCGTCCACAGCACCAACGTGCTGCTGGTGTGTGACGAGGCGTCGGGCATCGCCGAGCCGGTGTTCGAGGCGGCGGCCGGCAGCATGTCATCGGCGGGTGCGACCACGATCCTGATCGGCAATCCGACGCGATCGACCGGGTTCTTCTGGCGCACGCACGCCACCGAGCGCGGGCGCTGGTTCACCATGAAGGTGTCGGGCCTCGACAGCCCGCGCGTCACCGCAGAGTTCGTCCAAGAGCACGCCGATCGCTACGGCCTCAACAGCACCGCATATCGCGTGCGAGTTCTGGGCGAGTTTCCCGAGGCTGACAGCGACACATTCATTGCCGGGGAGCTGGTCGATCAGGCGATGCAGCGCGACGTGGCGCTCGATCTCACCAAGGCTGAGATATGGGGGCTGGACGTGGCCAGGTTCGGTGACGACAGCAGCGTGCTGATCAAGCGCCGAGGCTACGTGGTGACCGAGCCACCGCGCGTCTGGCGACAGTTCGACACCATGATGCTGGCCGGCGCGGTGAAGCACGAATACGACCTGATGGCGAACAACAAGCCAGCGCTCATTGCGATCGACGCCATCGGCATTGGCGCTGGTGTCGCCGACCGGCTGATGGAGCAGGGCGTGCCGATCCTGGCGGTGAACGTCGGCGAGGCACCATCCACGACCGGGCGGTATGTGCGGCTTCGTGACGAGCTTTGGGGCCGTGGCCGCGAGTGGCTGGCGTCGCGCATGTGCCGGCTGCCGCGTGACGAGCAGCTACGCGATGACCTGGTGGCGCCGCGCTACACGTATACGAGCGATGGCCGGGTGCAGATCGAGAGCAAGCAGCAGATGCGTGCGCGTGGGCTGGCGTCGCCGGACCGCGCCGATGCGTTCCTGCTGACCTTGGCGGAGGCTGGGATGATGGTCAGCAGCCAGTCGGATGCCGGGTTGTATGCACAGATGCCGTTACGGCCTAGGATATCTGGGATGGAGTACTGATGATGTCTCCGATCACGCTGATCGTGGTGGTGCTGGTGGTGCTGCTGTTGGTAGGCGGCGGTTGGGGTTGGCGCGGCGGCTACTACGGCACATACCCGTATTACGGCTATGGCATGGGCGGGGTCGGCCTGATCGTGGTGATCCTGCTGGTGCTGCTGCTGCTCGGGCGTATCTGATGCTGGTGATGGAGGCGGTTATGCGTGTGGGTGCGATTGTATTGACGATTGCGCTGTTGCTGCCGGCCACGGCGCTGGCGCAGTCGGGCACTGGCAGCATCGCGGGTGGCGGCGCTACCACCAATGCCAGCGGCACGATTGCGTCGGCATCTACCTCGCAGCAGGTGCTGGCGGCGAACCCCAAGCGGGTCGGCTGCGAGATCCAGGCGCTCGGCAGCACTGACCTGTGGGTGGCGATCGACGGCACGGCGTCGAACGGCGCCGGTTCGTGGTGGCTGCCGGGCGGGTCGCTGTATCGGTGCCCGGTCACGGTGCCGACGGGGCGGATCAGCGTGTGGAGCGCGACTGCGGGCGCGGCGTTCACCGCGCAGGAGTTCTCGCGATGATGCGCAGGCGCGGGTTGGTGCTCGCGGCGCCTGCGTTGCTGCTGACCCGGCCGGCGTGGGCAGACATCGTGTTCTATGGCGGCGCTGGCGGTAGCAAGGTCATTGCCACCACTGGGCCGGTGACGCTGACCGGCATTGTGCCGGAAACCATCATGGCCTCGCTGCGGATACCAGCGAACTCGATGGGGCCGAACGGCGTGATTGATATCACCTCGCTGTGGAGCATGACCAACAGCGCCAACAACAAGGTTGGCAACACACGCTTCAATGCCGCTCCGGGCCTTGGCGGCGGGATCGGAGCGGCGTTCACCGTCACTGCGGTCCTGGAGGCGCAGACCAAGACCATCATCCGCAACAACAATGCGACGAACAGCCAGGTGATATATACGAACGCGCCTACAACGCCATTTGGCTCCACTGCGGCGTCGGCTGTCACCGTCACAAGCATCGATACGACTGCCGATGCGTATATCACGCTCACCGGCACGGTTGCCGCGGCTGGCGAGACGCTGACGCTGCAGCACGCCTACGCCGTGGTGTACAAGCAATGAGCGGCAGCTAGGCGATGCCATCGCTGCTCGATCCTGACGAGGACCAGACGCTGGGCCAGACCGGCGCCGGGCTGCTGCGGATTGGGCAGGACGACGGCAGCGACCGGGGCGCGGCGCTGGCGGACCTGTATCGGCGCGTGACGGAGCCGCAGCCGCAGGGCGACGTGACGCCACGCTGGGATGCGGACAACCCGGTGGGGACGGAGACGACGCAGACGCTGCGGCAGGCGACGCCGATCCTGCCTGGAACCCTTCAGGCGCACCAGCAGGTGCAGCAGGCGATGGAGCTGGCGCCGACGGTCGCGCTGGGTATGGTGGGCGATGCGCCGGGCAAGGGCATTTCCCTGGAACGTGTTGGCGAATGGCCGGGGGCTACCGGCTCGCTGAAGCATTCGTACCTGATGAAAGATCCTGCGGGGCAGTACATCGGCAGCGTCGACACGACTTATCATCCTGGGGCCAAAGACCTTCGCATCGAGGATGTCAGGGCGGACGAGGGGGCTGGCAGTCTCGGCACGCAAGCGATACTCGGGATGCGCGCGCTGTTGCGGCGCCTGTATCCAGACGCGGAGACACTTTCCGGCAACCGCATTTCCGGCGCCAATCCCGAGCGGGAAGCCGCCCAGGGTTTCCCACCGCCGGCAGCAACGCAACGAAGGAATGGCACATGAGCGGCACGCAGGGCACGCAGACACCGCTGCCGCCAGGGCCAATGCGCCCAGGACTGCCGGAGGTTGGCGGTATCGGTGGCGCCGGGGGCATGCAGCCGGGCGCTGGCGGGCTGCTGTCGCCCAGCGCGTGGCAATCCAGCCAGCCGCCGCCGGTGCCGCCGTTGCGCGGCTTGATGCGCCCGACCGGACAGCCGCCGGGGCACGACCAGATCTTCGCCAACCTCAGCAAAGGCCCGTCGGACCAGACCATGCCGCCGGACAGCGACGAGAGCCTGCCGGGAATGCTGCGGCCGTATGCCGCGGGGCTGCGCCCGACGCTGGTGCCGACCGCGTCGCCATGGCAGCAGGAATTTGTGTATGAGCGGCTGGGCAAGCCGGACAGCGAGATCGCCGACATCGCGCGCTACTATTTCAAGATCGCGCAGAACTACGACACGTATCTCAGCCGCGAGCGCATCACGGCATCGCAGTATTACGCGGGGCGACCGCTCGGCGACGAGGAGCTGGGCCGCAGCCAGATGGTGCTGACGGTGGTGCGCGATACGATCCGCGCCACGCTGCCGTCGCTGCTGCGGGTGTTCACCGGCGTGGAGGACCCGGTGTCGTTCGAGCCGATCTCGTCGGAAATCACCGGCGACGACAAGCTGGCCACGACCTTGGCGCGGCAGGCGACGGACTATTGCCGCTGGGCGCTGTTCACCTGCAACCCCGGCTGGCAGGTGCTGCATGACGTGCTGCTCGATGCGCTGACCCGCAAAGCGGGTTGGGCGCGCTGGCACTGGGGCAAGCGTGAGGTGACCCGCACCGAGGTGTGCGAGAACCTGCTGCTGCCGCAGTTGCAGGGCCTGCTCGCGGAACCCGGCATCGAGGCGCAGCGCATCATTCGCCGGCCGATCCAGCCCTCCGAGTTGCAGTTGCTCGCCAAGGTGCCCGAAGTGGCGATGTATCTGCAGCAGGGCGGGGCACCGGAGTACTGGAGTGCCACGCTGACGCGGCACGCGGCGCAGAACTGGCCGGTGGTCGAGGCGGTGCCCTCCGAGTGCGTGTGGGTGGTGGCGGATGCCAACACGGTGGAAGGCGCGCGCGGCATCTTCCACGTGAGGGATGTGCCGGCGTCCGACCTGATCGAGATGGGGCTGCCGGAAGACAAGGTTATGCGGCATCTCGACTCGATGATGAGCCCGCTGCGTCGGCGCGAGGCGATCGCGCGCAACGAGGCGTCGGGCCACAACATCCGCGGCTCCGCGCCGAACGACCGCAGCATGCAACTGGTGCGGTATGCGGAGGGTTGGATCCGGTGCGACGCCGACAACGACCACCGCGCCGAACTGCTGCACGTGCATATGCTCGGCAATGCGACCGAACTGGTGCAGTGGGAACGGACGGACGAGATCCCGCTGGCCTGCTTCACGCCATACAGGGAACCCGGCAGGATTATCGGCTCGTCGCAGGCCGACATGGTGATGGACTTGCAGCGCACCGAGACGCGGGTGATGCGCGCGGTGCTCGACAGCCTGGGGCAGAGCATGTTCCCGCGTACCGCGGTGGTGCTCGGCCAGGCCAACCTGCAGGACGTGCGGCAGACCGCGATCGGCAGCATCATTCGCATCACCCAGCCGGGCGCGGTGACCGAGTTGGTCAAGCCGTTCGCTGGCAAAGAGGCGCTGCCGGTGATGGAGGTGCTGGAGGCGGTGCGCGAGAACCGCACCGGGATCACGCGGGCGAGCCAAGGGCTATCGCTCGACCAGTTGCAGAGCACCACGCCGGTGGCGGTGTCGCAGCAGACGTCGGCGGCGCAGGACCGGCTCGACATGATGGCGCGCACGCTCGCGGAAACCGGGCTGGCGCCGCTGTATGCCGGCATCCTCAAGATGATGGCGCGGCAGCAGGACCGGCCCAACGTGATCCGGCTGCGCGGCGAGTGGATCTCGATCGACCCGCGGGCGCTGGCCACGATGTGGCAGACCTCGGTGAACGTCGGCGGCAAGGGCCTGCCGATGGAACGGCTGGCGATGCTGGCGCAGATCGCCAGCAAGCAGGAAATGCTGGTGCAGCAGGGCGGCTTGAACAACCCGCTGGCCGGCGTGCCCGAATACAGGAACACGCTGTCACGCATGCTGGAGACGGTGGGGATTGCCGATGTGAGCAGCTACTTCAAGCCGCTGCCTCCGGGCTGGCAGGCACCACCGAACCCGCAGCCGCCGCCCGACCCGTCGCTGATCCTGGCCAACGTGCAGGGGCAGAAGACGTCGGCGGACATCGAGGCGCAGCGAGCGGAAGAACAAACCAAGCGGGCGGATCTGCTGAGCAGCGACGACCTGGAGCGCAAGAAGGCGGCATTGCAGGCTTATGTGCAGACCATGGGCGTTGCCGCGCAGCACGGCACGCCGCTGCCATCGATCCAGGAGTTCCAGCAGGCGATGGCGTCCAGTGCCCCGACGGTGCAGTTGCTGCCGCCGTCACCGCCGCCGCTGTCACCGCAGCCGCCGGCCGTAGGCGGCCCGCAGACGGCGCCGAAGCCTCCCGGCGGGCCGATGACCGGGCAGATGCCGCAAGGGCCTCCAGGGCGTCCCCAGGCGCCCATGATGCCGCCCAGCAACCTGATCGCCTCGCCGACCGCCGGCGTCGATCCGGCGCAGCGCATGGCAGTGCAGCAGGGGCTACAGGGGCGCGGGCTGCCCACGGCGTACGGGCAGATCGCGAATAATGCAATGAAATCAGTGCTTTTTGGTCCCGGCGGCCCGAGCCTGCCTAAGCCGGGCGGCCAGGGCGTGGCCGGAGCGCCGGGGGCATGACCCTCTGGCGCGAAACGGTGCGTGACATCTACGACCGTCTGCACCTGGAGGCTGGCGGAGTGTTCAGCCCGCACCCAGGGCTGGCGCTGGAACTGGTGGCGCTGATCGAGCAGCGCCATCCGGACTACTTCGGCCAGAGGAACACACGCAACGAGGAGGCAACCATGGTCACGAAAGCATCCGGTTCGCAGAGCACCAAGACCACTCCAACGCAGGGGCAGAACAAGCCGCAGGCGGGAGGCGCAGCCGGTGCCGGCAAGGCGCGCGGCGGTGCCGCACTGCCCAGCACCGCCAAGACCACCACCGCGCAGGGTGGCCGCAAGGGCAAGTAGATGACGCGACGCCAGTATCTATTCCTCGGTGAGCCGGTCTCGCGGCTTAGCATCGCGGTGTTCCTGGTGTCCGCCGTTGCGATCGGTATCGGCGGTGGCGCGCTCATCACGTGGCTGCTGCTGCCATGAGTGACCGTGAAACCCGCAGGGTGGCCGCAAGGGCAAGTAGATGACGCTGGCTCAGTATGAGGCGCGAGTGGTAGCGGCGGTGCGGGAGTGGAGCGCGGCGCGCAAGGCGGTAGCGGCGGAGGCGCCGGCGGCGATCGCTGCGACTGAGCGCCTGGCGGCGGCAGAGGCAGCGGTGATCGCGGCAGTGCATGACTTGGAGGACGCAAGCTCGCTCTATGCTGGTGATTGATCATGTCCGACCGTGAAACCCGCATGGCGGCATCCGACGCCGCCCGATTGCGCGAGGACCCGGCGCTACAGGCGATCCTGCGCGACCTCGAGGCGCACGCGACGCGGGTGGCGATCGCCGACTTCGACCCGCCGACCCGCGAGCGCGGCCGGATGCTGGCGCTCGCCATCCATTCGCTCCGCACCGAGATCCAGGACCGCATCGATACCGTGCTGGTGCAGGAGCATTCGAGGCAACGCGCGATGAGCAGCGAGTAGACCCATGAGCGAATCAACCAGCGCCCCCGCCGCACCGGCAGCGGCACCGGAGAGCGCACCACCGCCGGACAGCCAGCCCGCGATCAGCGTCAGCGAGGCCGCGCGCCTGCTCAACCAGCAGCGCCGGCAGGGCCAACCCGCCGAACCGGCGCGAGTTCGGCGGGATATCCCGCCGACCACGCCAGCGCCACGCCCTGGCGGGCAGCAGACGCAGGCTCCGCCACCGCCAGATCCGCGCGCAGGCCAGATGCCGCCGGTCGCCCCCGCTACCCCCACCGGCGACGACACCATGGCCCGCGCGCTGGGCCTGCCGGACGGCGCTCAGGCCCCCCGTATCGATACGCCGGACAGCCGTATCGATACGCCCGGCATCGAGGTGGATGGGCGCCGGCTCAGCCACGACGAGGTGCGCCGCGCCGTCGCCGCCGCCACCGACTATACCCAGAAGACCCAGGCGCTCGCCCGCGAACGCCAGGCGCTCGAGCAGCAGCAGCAGGCACTCGCCACCGTGCTGCCATACCTCCAGCCCGAACTCGCCCGCATTCAGCAGCAGATCGCCGTCGTGCCGCGGCCTGACGCCTCGCTGATCGAGAGCAATCCGCAGGAATACCTGCGCCAGCGCGCAGCCTACGAGGCGGCCACCGACGAGCAGGGCCGGCTCGGGCAACTGACACAGGTACAGCAGGAGGCCGCCCAACGCGCCCTGGCCGAGCAGGTGCAGCGCGGCAACGAGGAACTGGCCAAGCAATTCCCACAGTGGGCCGACCCGCAGATCCGCGCCGAGTGGCAGCGCCAGATCAGCGAGTGGGCGATGACCAAGGCCGGTTTCAACCGCCAGGAGCTGTCCAGATTGGCGGATCACCGCCAGCTCACCGTGATGATGAAGGCATACCAGTGGGACCGGATGATGGACGGCGCGCGCACGGGTGCGCCGATCCAGTCAGCGCCGCCGCGTGGTGTCGCACCGCCGCCGGCACCGGCGCAGCGGGTGAGCGACGCGGAGAGCGCGTTCGAGGCGCGGCCCAACTTCCGCAACGCCGCGGCCCTGCTCGGCGCACGCCGCGCGCGGTGACCGACAAAGAGCGCGCGAT